CCAAGAAAGCACGGCTGCAATCGCTTAATTGCATTTGACCACCCGAACGCGTGAGGTACCGTGTAGAAAGAAAAGAAAAGATAGAAAATTTGTATAAGAGATAGGATTTCAAACATTGGTGCTAGGGGGCCTAGGGCCTAGTTTCAATCTCGGAGGTGAAGGTTGATAATTTGGATTCACAAAGCCTGATGGGGCTGGCGGGGCTCCGTAAGAGGCACCATTTTTGAATGCACTTAGAGCGCCCTGCATGGCCTGGAGGTGTCGTGTCTCAGTGATGCCAGAAAGGATGCCCCGTTGTAGGATAGGGCGATCCAGTAGGCCGTAACTCACCGTTTCCGTTCCGCCGGCCAGCCGACGTGCGTCCACGGGTGTGAAGCCTGCATTGACTAAAGACTCAACACGCTGGGCAGTGCCGTTAACAGCAAGATCCCGTGAGATGTCCTGGCCACGGATTTGTAGTGCCTCTTGACGGCGCACCCAATCTGCCTGGATTCTATTTGCTTCTGCCATCAGATCAATTTGTCTTTGTTGTGCCACAATTGATGAAATGGTGCCTGCCATGTCCACGAGTGAACCGGCAGCCAGAGATGCTCCAGTAAACCAAGACATTATTCTAAGAACCTAACGGCCCGGCCACTGTTCCCATGGGGCCCCTGAAGTGAAGTGCTTTGGGGGAAGAGTCCTACAAATTTGAAGCTAGTCTCATAGTCAAGAAGTTGGTGTGTTCCCACTGGTGCGTTGGTGACACAATAACCATTGGGCAAGATGGCTATTTGGAATGAATTACCTGCAGTCTCAACATTAAACACTGCCATTTGGTTCATTGGGATGTTAACAATGTTGTTCTGGAAAATCTCGGCAGTGCTTTCCAGTTGCGAGCAGTACACCTCTGCTGCACCGGGCCAGGATGTGAAGTGCTGTTCCTGCCACAACATGATGTTGTTGGTGCCGGTCCCTCCAAACTGAAAGTTTGTGCCAATCATGTTAGTGCATTTTTCATGGATTGGGTGGGAGGGATTGCCATTTACCCAGGTGGGGCTAATGTAGATGTTGCTGTCTGACGCACCTGGACGATCCGTGGCCCAAGGCATCCACACCCATATCCCTGCCGCATCAAAAGTTGGAGAGAATGATGTGAAGTTCTGATTTGCAGCTGTCAATATGGCATTTTGGGCGGAACTCTCATTAACATCCCCATTGTCAGCAAAAGTGACAAGTGGTCCAGAGGCACCTGGTAAATTGCCAAGAGTAGATGTGTCAGTTGGTATGGTTGTGGTGTTAGATGTCTTGGAGGACAGTGCAACGTCAGTCCAGTGGTTGACTATGTTTGGAAATATTATACCTTTGCCCTGAGCACTAACAAGCCCTCGGATTGACTTGTTCCCAGCATCACCATACCAGGATATATCCCCTGCAATAGGTTCAACAGGCAATGTGGACCACCCTAATGTTGTTGACCGGGCATCAAAGTGATGGTTCACCTGTTCCGCAGCCGCCACCACAACCAGTCCCACAATTCGCCCACCCATTCTGTTGCCTCGGGAACGTCCGAGCCTACGGGGCAACAAAGAGGCGGGCGAAATTCCATTGTCCATCTGCTGCTCTGGGGCCTTCAACAGACAAAAGTCAAAGTCAGGGCCGGGTCTTGTTTCAAAACTCAACCAACAAGTGGACACAGGGCCTGTCTGAAATGGGTTGATGAGGGGTTGAGCTACCCACAGTCCAACAGATGCCGTGGCATCGTCTCCGTCTACACGGTGGAAGTCAACAGGACGAATGTCTGGCAGATTAATCAAGATTGGCTCAGTGGTACGTGCATCAATGAAGGCATGAGGGAAAACCCCAGGGTTTTGGACACTCGCGGGGTTCACTCCGGGTGGCAAGATGGCAGTTACCGCCCGACCAGCAAACAGGCCAGAACCAGATATAGTCACTCTCACTTGAAAACCACCACCCCACCCAGCAAACATTGCGCTCAGGTGAGCGGTGTATGGGTTGATGCGTGGGCCAAGGTGGATAGCCCCAAGGAAAGTGTTAGCGGCCTGTCGAGTTGTCCAGGGGATTGTGGTAACAGAGGCAAAACACTCACGAATACAGTTTGGTACATTACTCGTGACTGCCCCTGTGGCCATGGCCAACTCCAAGCGCTGTGCACTTGCGTTTGGTGTTTCAATCTGAGTTGGAAGTAAGAGGGCCGCTGTAGGGCCAATGGTGTCCTGTGGTGTCACAGGCTGTGGGCTGGTCTTTTCGCCACCCTGTGGCTGTGGTTGGCCTAGGCCCTCCATTTCAAACACTAATTTGGTGGTCTCTTCACTGGGGCTACCTTGTACCAGGCCTGTACCACCTATGAACCAAGATTCGTAGGTGGCGAGAGCCTGGTCATAGTTGACATTGGTTAGCACCAGTCCCTCAGCCTTGGCTGTGTGTCGAGCCAATTCAGCAACTTCCTCAAAAACTGCATGGCCATGCTGCGATGCGTACGCGAGGGCGTTTTCTAACTGGATGCCACGCGCGTCGCGATCGTATGCTGGTGGTGAATTGATGTCAACTGTCCTGTTAGCCTTGATCCACAAGAATTGCCTCTTTATGGATGTGATGTCTAATAGGCCACGCACACCACGTGGTGTGCATGTTAGAGTTCTCTTAAGGAAGACAGGAGTGTGGGTCGGGGCTATCGTCTCACTCTTATCTGCAGCTGTTGGTTTGAGACCGAACGAGGTCAAGTTGGCTAGAACTGTCTGGAAAATGGAGGCTGTTGCAGGGCACACTGAGTATAAACAGTCATCCCCGTAGGTGTGAACAGTTTCAACCTGAAACACGTTACCTGTGTATGGTGCTCCGTGTTGTTCATACGCCTTAAGCACTGCAGCTGCAAAGTAAGTCATGTGGTTGAGTGAGTTGATGACACTGGTAAACGGCATGCCAGATGGGAGACCAGATTTTGTGATAAATACAATGTCGTTTAAATGGCCTCTAGCAGGGGAGGATAGCAACTCGACAGCTGACGTTGTAATGGGAGTGGCTTCAGACAATCTCTCCAAAATCCCAAGTGAGGCGGCCGTGACGGCAGGGTGCTGTGTTGAATCCCACTTGCTATAATCGAGACAGTAAAGCACCCCACCCTTGAGTGACTCATTCAGCACCTCAACCTGGTAACTGTCCATGTTTATGCCAACGCTAACTGGTGTCATTGGAGCAACTGCTTGGAGGCGGGTGGCAACACCCTTGAAGGCCGCAGTAGCCACCAATGTGGCACCCGCATCACAACCCCACAGGAGGCGTCTTTTTCCTTGTGCATTCTTTTCAATTGGTCTCAGTTCATCTTTCAAAGCCAATTTGTAGGCGTTTTGGGGTGCAACGCCCCTGTTGGCTGCATCCCATGCTTTGGCAAGATGTTCTGCCAACACACCTGTGTAACACTGTTTGTCCTCGTCCCAGTAGTCCCCCTTTTGGCCAGCCACGAACGGACCACACGATGTTGATTTTTCCAAGAGTGAACATGCCTCACTGAATGACAAATTTGGTGATCGGTGGGTGCCAATTATTGTTTCCAGATACGTGCGTGTGTGTGTGGCTGCACGTTGTAACAAAGCGGGGGGTATGCCAGGGGTGGGCTCTGAGTAAGGCTTTAAGCCGTTGACCAACATCTCCACCTGGGAAAATTTGTACCGCTCATCACCGGAACCAAACGGCGCAGGGGCGTGTGTTTCTCCTTCCACAGGGTTGGGCCATGCAGGTGAGCGGTGGTAACGAGTCCCCGTGGGCATGCCGCCACAGTCGGGGCCTCGAACCACTGGTAGACCCTTCCAAGCAAAAGCATTCTCCACCTTGGATGTTTTAGTCACTCGCTGAGCAAGCTTGGTTTCTCCATTTGTTGATGTGGCTGCGTGCAGTCCGACCAAACGACGGCATGAGTCAAAATAGGGTGTGCCACAGTCCCCACGCTTTGTTGGGTATCCATTTATGATGCGCAGGTGATACCCCTGGACCGTGATATTGGGTGTCTCATACGTCCCCTCCGCAAGCGTGGTGACAGGGTGTAGGCGCGCCGAGTAGTAGACAGGGGCGCCATCACCGATCTGGTAGTGGGGCAAGTGACCAAGGTTGGTGTTCACCCAGGTGGTTTCACCCTCGGTCTTCCTGATTGCGAAGTCCTGCCCTTCTACTTGGTCAGACGCAGAGGCCACGTGTGTAACTGTGACAACCACCCCATTACCCATGTGACAACCATACCCAATGTGATCACCCCCAGATGTGAATGTAACAATTGGTGTGGGAGCTTCTTCATCATAACCTTGATTACGGGGCGCACGTGGAGCACGCATTGGTTGGGTGCGGATGATGGTGTCTTGTACTCCTCCCCTACCAATAATGGTGGCATGTTGGTAGGCACCTGCACCCATGCGCATCGCTCGTAGCTCAAGCCAAGCACGATAACGTTGCACATCCTCAGAGTCCATTCCGAGCGCGTATCGCTCACGAAGCTCCACAAACTCCCCAACAGTCATGTCTTGCCGCCAGTCCCGTACCAGGTCACGCCACTCATCATACTCATCATCAGACAAGCTGACACCTCCCCTCCTAGCGTGTTTGGCACCACGGCCATGCTTGGTCTTTCCTTTGGCCTCCTCCTCCCGACCAGACCGGGTGGCGAGGTATGAAACATTGTGCATCATGAGTAGGAAGGGGCCAAAGTGCACCAGACTTTCAGTTATAGTTTCTGCCAACAGGCGGAGTGTCTCAGCCCACGTCATGTTGCGTGTTATATTTGAATGCACGTTCTTCGGGGGCTCTCCAACAAATGGGACACGGGCTGGGGACACAAAGCAAGCATATGACCCGAACGTGTAAAAGATCACATCACCGTCCGGGGCCCGGAAAACGGTGCACTCGGGGTTGTGTGGGAAAGCAACATCAGCCATGTGCTTTGACAGGAATTCCAAGATCGAGCTGGAACTGTTCCAACCCTGATAAGCTCTCCACATGCCTTTGACTGAACACAGACCAAGATGGTGCCTGAGGCCTCGGATGAAGTCAAATGCAGAAGACACCGGGACCACTCTGTTGATGTAGGGGAGCATCTGCGTATTTGGCTCACGTGTCTGCAGGTGAACCAGTGGGTCCCAAACTCTATACATGATTTCACGCTGAATCGAGGCAGGGATGTGACTGGTGGTTTCAAACATTGATAACATGGAATTGGCGAGTGATGCATCCCATGGATTGATGGCTGTGATTTTCACCACCCGTCCACTGTATGTGGGAGGTGGATTGTTACATGACACGTACACACGGGACGTGCAGGTTTCACCAATGTCCTGTGAAGATGGTTCCTGGAACACTTGTGCGAGCGCTCGGTTGGCGGCCATGTATGCTTTTAAACCAGATGCGGCGGGGGCCACCAGGTCACGCGGGCATGTTATCCACAGGTTCCGATGTTCATTGCCCTGCTCCTTAAACTTGGTTTCCATCAAGCGTGACAGACCATCCACACTAGTGAGCACAGGTTTCACTCGGACACCATCCAAGGTGTCCCCCTCGGGGTTGTACCCCAAGAACGGTCTAACAGATAGGCGAAGGTGTGTGAAATCGTTCTTGTACAAGTCGGGTGGGGGTTTCTTCCCTGGGTTCTTCTTCTTCCAATCTTCAATGGTAGGAGATGACACATCTATCGTTGTGACTCGGCGATAGAAAGCCCCCGCTCGTGGGTTGTCAGGTAACACAGAGGTTGGGTAATTGCTGGTGCATATGATATAATCAGATGTGAACACTTTGCCTTTGTTCTCCACTCGGTCGCAATTGAGTGGGTAGGGGGCGGTATTAACTACACCAATCATGGTCTCCACAAATTTACCCTGTGTGTCAACGTCAAACTCATCCCAAATTGCGACTTCATTTCCGGTGTAAGAGTCGTGGTGGTCCAACGTGACGGAAAAGTTTGACACTTTGCCAAAACCTGCAGCAAGGTGCTGTGCAAGCCTTGTTTTGCCTATACCAGGAGGACCAGTGAGGATGATTGCAACTGGAGTCTTTCGGGGTGTGTCTAGGAGGATGGTGCTCCTGATACTGTTTGCAGTTGACTCAAGCTCACTCACATATGACCTAGTCAGACCAGCAAGTGGTGATGTACCAAATTCCTGTATCAACTCAGTACCCTCCTCGATGAGCTGTGTGAAACAATCTAATAGGCGCTTGAGTTCATCAGTGCCCGTCACGTCTCGAGATGCTGCAAGCTCAAGTAGAGCTGCTGTGCGGGCCATGTACTTTTTCAGTCTAGCCTTGCCATCAGCTTCTGCTATGATGTCTCGCACCCACACGACAGCACGGGCCGCCGCAGCAATGGTAGTGACACCCCCACACACCTTGAGGAGTCGGTGCCAATAACTTGTGGTGTTGGAGCACCCTGACAATTTCATTAAGATGAGCAGTGCACCAGCAATGATAGCAGCCCAGCCGCAAGATGTTGGGCCTTGTGACTGGAACGTGCTCTTAACAAGGTCTATCACATTGACTACAAAGTCCTTAATGGTTTCAAACACCAGTGTAATGGCTGACACTGCTGAGACAGCGGTGTCCCGCATGTCTTGAAACAGGTTGGAGTACACTTCAACCAAAGCAGTGACTGTTGCCAACCACCCTCTGTAGGTGTTCTTGTGTTGCTGGAGAATCATTGTGAGGACTGTTGGCCGGAGTTTGGCAATGAGGGACAAATTGATGTAATTTGCATTGGTGGAAAACTGCGACCTCATCCCTTCACAAAAGTGGACCAGAACCTGTCTAACAATTTCCGCAGGCTCTGTAAACTTCTTCCGCCAAGATGTACATTTGACCAGGGGGATGAAAAACTCTTTGCTCTTCTTAACCACCTGACGCCACATGGCATAAAAGTACGACTTTTGTTGGCGACTTACATCCAAATCAGCATGTGGCAGTTCCCTAAACAGCTCCGCGCGCTCTCGCTCGAAAGCACGGCGTGCTTGCATTTCTTGAAGTGTGGCATGCACAGGGACAAATTTCGTGATTTTGTTAATTAGGGCGGTGAGCGAATCGGTGGAATAATGACGCCGCAACACATGGCCTGGGTTGCGTGCCGCATCCACAAGCTCACCCTGTAATTTTGCCAAATCATGAATGGACAGCGGGAACTGCTCGTGGGGATTAATACCAAACAGCTCACGGAACGTTGTGTCAGGATTGATGTCAACCGGTGGTTTTGAAAGGAAAGAGTCTAACAAGCCCTCCTCCGTGAATGTGGGGGCGGCAGCCAAACTACGGTGCAAATGCTTGCACCACAGTTTGGCCACCACACCCCTGACATGATCATTGAGGTCATTAATGGTTTCAAACATTTGCTCACGACCACCCACCCTGAGGTGGGCCGATCGGAGCACTTGAAGCTCAACACTCGGGTTGAACTCTATTGGGTAGAATGGCTTGGAAGCCATACTAACCAATCAC